GCCATGATAATTGACCCTGGCGACGTCGTCAGCGTTGCGAATAACACGCTGCTCTCGCGGCAGGCCGAGCAGGACAGGCTGCGCCACATAAGCCGATACGTGCGCGGCAGGCATGATCCGCCCTTCGCTCCTCGGGGCGTCAATGCTGAATACCGCTGGATCATGAAGAAGTCGCGGCGCAATTTCCTGCCGCTGGTCGTTTCCGTCATTTCTCAGAATCTGCACGTGGATGGCTACCGGCCGTCGGGTCAGACTGCGAATGAGGTGCTGGCACCGCAGCAGCCTCAGCCTGGCTGGCAGTCATTTCGCGCGAACAGAATGGTGTCTCGTCAGCATGGCGTGCATCGCTCGGTCATCAAGTACGGCAGCTCTTATGTCGTAGTGCTGCCAGGCCAGCTATCCACCGATGAGGAGCAAGCGCAGGATGTGCCGGTAATCCGCCCGGTCTCTCCTCGGCGAATGACGGCCATGTATGCCGACGATGTTGATGACGAGTGGCCGCAGTACGCAATTGAAGTCCGACAGGTAAATCTGCCGAAGGGGAAATCCAAGGTATACGTTTCCGTTTATGACGAGGACAAGCGCTACATTCTGGCCAGCAGTGTTCTCAATGGAATCGGCTCGGTAGGAGCATACAATCTCCAGCTAGCCGAAGCCGGCGACCCGCTGCTGAACGGGCAGTCGCCTATTTCCGCGCACGGTCTCGGCATCTGCCCGGTAATTCGCTTTCTGTTCGAGACGGACCTGGATGGCGAGGAGGATTGCTCAGGCGAGATAGAGCCGATCATTCCCATCCAGGACCAGATCAATTTCGACACGTTCAACCTGATGATGTCCGAGCAGTACGCAGCCATTCGGCAGCGCTGGGTCACGGGCATGGCACCAGTGGACGAGCAGGGCAGGGAGCAAGCGCCATTCCGTCCGGGCGTCGACCGCGTCTGGGCTGCGGAGGACCCGAACACGCACTTCGGTGAATTTTCTGAGACGCCGCTACAGCCGTTTTCCGGCGTCCGGGAGGATGGCATCCGCCACATGGCTACGGTAACGCAGGTGCCTCCTTATCAGCTCCTAGGGCAGATTGCCAACATGTCGGCTGAAGCGCTGGCCGCGGCCAAGGATGGCCAGGACCGGCACGTGGATGAGCTGAAGGCGAATCTGACGGACCCGTGGCGCAATACCTTCCGGCTGGAAGCGCTGGCGCGTGGTGACAAGCAAGGCTGGAATGATCTGTTCGGAACCGTCGTGTGGCGCGACACCAGCACGCGCAGCTTCAGCGCCACGATTGATGGATTGACGAAACTGGCGCAGATGCTCGGCGTGCCAGTCCAGGAATTGTGGCGGTACATTCCGGGCGTCACCGCCGAAGACGTGCAGGCATGGCTCCTGGCTGCGCAGCGAGAGCAGGCGCAAGCCATTGTAGAACAGGCGATTGCGCAAGCGCAGCAAGCGCCAGCGGCGCAGCTAGGGCAGGCAATCGGGACACCGAGTGCCGCGGCTGTGCCAGGCGTGGGAGTCGTGCCTGCACCCTCTGCTCCTGCGCCAGCGGGAGCAGCTCCGGCCGGAGCAGCCATTCCGCCGACTGCTCCGGCCGGTCCGGGAGGTAAGCCAGCGCCATGACGACACCGATAAAGGGCATTCCGCTTTCGCCTGAAATGCAGGCGCAACTGCTCCTCAGCCATTACCAGAACAGTCAGCAATCCATTGCGCAGCGTGCAGCGCTGGCCATCTACAATCTGTGGCTGCGCATGATTGATCCGGAGCATTTCAACGATGGCTGGAATCGGCTGGATCCTCTGGTAAAGGGAATCATGGCTACGCACTATTCTGCGACGGCAGCTAATGCGGCGCAGTATTACGCGAATGCCCGAGTGACCGCGGGCTATGACCATTTCGCGGTGCCGGGCTCTCAGCCAGATATGAATTACATCGGCAACGTGGCTGACGCCATGGGTCCAGGCCAGTTCTATCATTTCCTCCAGGAGAATGACCCGCACGCTTCCTCGGCAATGGCGAACGATGCATTGCGCGGGGCAAGTACTCGCATGGTGATGATGGGCGGACGGGACACCATCACTAATGCCGTGCACATTGACCCGCGGGCACGCGGCTGGGAAAGGGTAATCGAGCCTGGCGCGTGCGGCTTCTGCGCGATGCTGGCCGGTCGCGGCGCAGTCTACAAGGAATCCACCGTGGATTTCCGTGCGCATGACCATTGCCACTGCACGGCACGCGCTGTCTTTGTCGGGCAGGGCTCTGTCAACGATGCGCTGTCTGCTGAATGGGGCACGGCCACAAAGGGCACCAGCGGCAAGCAAGCTATCAGAACATGGAACAAGTATTGGGAGAGTAGAAATGGCGGATCTCAAGCAACGTCAGGCTCTTCAGAAGAAGGGTCAGGCACTACCGCCGTCGCAAAAGAATCAGTCCAACGCTCCGCGCTTCCCCATTAAGCAGCGGACCGGGCAGGATTCACTAGCCTCGGCAATCAGGGCTGTCGGTCGTGCGCGGCCGAATACGCCAGAGGAGCACGCAAGGGTTCGGCGTTACATCAAGCGCGTGGCGCAGGCCAAGGGATGGGGAGCGGATATCCCCGAGGGATGGAAGAAGGGAGGCAGCTAATGCCGAAGAGGGTAAAGAGCGATTATCCGCTGGCCAATGCCAATCCGGGAGACGAGTTCGTCTATACCCATCCGTCAGAAGCCGGATATGGCGAGCATGCCCTCGGGCAGCCATTGACGGCGGAAATGACCGAGCTCGACCTTCAGCACGGCATGATCACTACCGTAGTGGAAATGGACCAGGAAACCGGCTGGCCGCTGGTGTCCTGGACCGATACGAAAGGAATCGGCAGGATAACGACAGTAGACCCAGATAACCTCGCACTGTTCGTTCCGAGCGAACCGGCACTGTAGGAAGGAAACAATGAGTACCATTTCCGCAGGGCAGCTTTTCACGTATGCGGAGCAGCAAGCCCTCGCAGCAGTATTCCGCAAGACGCAGAGCCCGGCAGTCGGCTCCGTCTATCTTGGTCTGTCCACCTCGGCGGCATCCGGCGTGCTGGACAATACCGCGGCCACCATGGCGCACGCGTCCATCAACGAGTACGCCACTGCCTCGGGCTATGCGCGGCAGGTTTACGGTCCGGTGACACCGACCGTGGCCAGCCCGTCGCTTATCTACAATACGGCGATCATCACATGGGGACCATTCACATCGGCTCCCGGAACGTGCGTCTGGGGAATCTGCTGCGACGCGGCCAGCGGCACGACGGCGAACGTCATCGCGGCATTCCTGCTCTCGTCAACGCGGACGCCAGCCATCGGCGACAGCTTGCAGGCTGCCGCGGGCACTGGTTCCGCTGGAGTCGGTTTCATCTGCCAGGTCTAGATGGCTGCCCTGGAACTGGGACTTGCGGTCGCTGACCTCAAGATTCCCAGAATGGAGCCCTGTAGCGCGCTGGTGGCTCCGCGCACTGAATGCGGAGCCACGCCAGCGAGCCTGTATCGCCGGTACTGCACCGTGCCAAGTCACGAGCGGAAAATCTGGCTGTGCCCGATTCATGCCTCGGTGGTCGCGGCGAATGGCTCTATCTGCCGTGAATGCGCGGCTGCCGGAGGAGTAAGCCCCGTCATGCTATTCCGTCTTTCGGAGCCAGTCAGGATTCCTTAGTGGTCTATGGTGTCGTTCAGAAGGGCGTCGGGACATCTACCGGCGTCACTTTCGGTGCTGCGGCTACAGCGGGCAATACGCTCGTTTTCTATGTCACATCAGCATCTGCGACTCCGCCGACAGTTACCACTAACGGTGTCAGCGTTCCGGTATTCAACGGCTACTATTCCAACGGCCATGGTTCCACGCTTGCCTATACCGGAATCTTCTACGTGCGCGGCGTGGATAATACCGGAGGCATCACTGGCTTTACCACGTCCGGAATTACCATCTGCTATTACCGCGAGATATCCGGCATCCCGCCTAATCCGCTGGTGAACTGGAACTTCGGCGGAAACTCGACGGCTGGCACGTCATTCAGTATTCCGGTGGCTGGCGTATCTGTGGCCGGCGATTTCATAACCGACGTGCTTCAGTACAGCGCCAGCAATGCGGGCAGCGCCAAAGCTGACGGCTGGACGGATACCACTGTCGCCGGGAACAATGCTCAGACAAGCTATAACGGATCATCTAATACCGCTGGTTCCGGCACCATGTCCAGCGGCACGTATGACGTATGCTCGCTTGACTTCGGGCAGATAGACAATAGCGGACCGGCTGGCTGGCAGGCAATCGGTTCGCTGCAATCCAGGAATGTTACTACCGGGCAGACATCGCTCACTGTCACGGTAGTGAATCCTGGTGCGCTGCTTGTCCTTTACTGCAAGACCGGAATTAACACGAACTTTGTTACCGCGGTGTCTGGCGGCGGAGCAACGTGGACCCAGTCAATGACTGGCTACACGGATACGAATGCCAGCCCGCACGTTCAGCAGGTATGGTCGGCAAAGGCAGTCAATACCGGAAGCATCACGCTGACCATCACGTTCTCGGCTACTATCGGTTCTACCGGATTTGAAACCTGCTTCCAGGAATTTACTGTCAATAACAATGACCCGAATGCTACCTACTCAGTTGATACCACGAGCAACAGAAACAATACGTCGGCTGTCAACTACATTACGTTCCCGACGGTGGCAGTTCCGGCCAGTGCTTACGGCTCGCTGCTCGTCGGCTTTGCTCGAGTGCCATCGGGCTCGCCGTACCGCACGCCGACAGGACCGGCTGTATTCGCGGTTGACGCTAACAATAATCCTTTCATCTATATACTGAATCTGCGGGCTGGCGTCATTCCGCAGCTATGGATGCCGTCGGCCACGGTTCTGTCGTATGCCTCGGCTGTCGTATTCAAGGCGACGTTCAGCAATCTAGCAGGCTCAGCTAACACGAATGATAATGCGACAGGCACGCTGTCGCTGAATGCCGCGCTCACCGGCACTGCACCATCTGTCTCGGCTGCGAATGGTACTGTCAAGGCGACTTATGTCATAACCGGAACTGCCATTTCTGCGTCTGCAGCTAACGGCACTGTTGTCAATAAGATGGCAATCGCCGGCACCATTGTTGACAGCAGTCAGGCTGACGGCACGCTCGTAGCTATCAATGGCCTGTCCGGTAATGCGGCAACGGCCAGCGCGGGCACTGGCGCAGTTGTCACTAAGGCAGTTATCGCTGGCTCAGCACCGAGCGTGTCTGTTGCTACCGGCGCAGTGGTGCAGAACTCTGTCATCAGCGGCTCGGCACCGAGCACCAGCGCGGCCACGGGCACCATCGGCATGCAAGTGCTTATAAGCGCCAGCGCGGCCACGGCAAGCGCAGCCAGCGGCACCATGCTCGCCATCCCGGTAGCGGGCACAGCGGCCAGCTCATCGTCCGCCGCGGGCACGCTGGCGGCTCTGCTCGCCCTGGCCGGTAGCGCGGCCAGCGCCAGCACGGCAGCGGGCACGCTCGCAGCCCTGAACGGCTTGTCCGGTAATGCGGCTGCGGTGTCTATCGGCACTGGTGCGCTTACCCGAATTACTCCGGTCGCTGGCTCGGCTGCCAGTACGTCTATCGGTACTGGCGCAGTGACAATTCAGGCTGGTGCTGTCACGTGGCCGATGGTCGGCTCTGCGGCCAGCGCGTCGTCGGCTACCGGCTCTATCTCGTCTACTGGAGTAATCACTGGCTCTGCGGCTGCGGTGTCCTCTGCGGCAGGCACCGTGACGCAGATAAACGCAGTGGCGGGCTCGTCCGCTAACGTCAGCCAGGGGAACGGCACTCTTGGCTTGCTCGCAAAGATCGCGGGCTTGTCCGCCACTGCGTCCAATGCCTCCGGAGCTATTACCGCTAATCTCGTAATCGCGGGCTCTGCTCCGACAGTTTCCTCTGCGTCCGGTAACGTGGCTATTACCGGAGGTGCGCAGACGTGGATTGTCGCCGGCTCTGCGCCGACAGTTTCCGCGGCCACTGGCGCAGTAAAGCAGACCATGGCCGTCGCCGGCTCTGCGGCTGCCGTAAGCGTGGCCACCGGAACAATCAGCGCGAATGCCGTGCTGTCCGGTTCTGCGCCTACTGTCTCGGGCGCGAATGGTTCCGTTGTCGCTATCATGAAGATAGCTGGCTCCGCGGCCAGCGCCAGTTCGGCAACGGGCACGATAGGCGGAGCTCCAGTACTGGCGGGCAGCGCGGCCAGCGCCAGCGCTGCCGCGGGCACCGTTACCGCCACGCTGGCGCTGACAGGTGCCAGCGTAAGCGCCAGCCTGGCCGCGGGCACCGTAACGGGCAGGCTGGCGCTGGCGGGCACGGCAGCGGCCAGCTCATCGGCTGCTGGCACCATCGGGCTGCTCGGTGCCCTGGCCGGTACTGCCGCGAACGCCAGCCAGGCTTCGGGGTCTCTTATCCTGAAGGCTGTGCTGTCCGGGCTTGCCGTAACGGTGTCCGGCGGTGATGGCTGGGTCCTGCCGCCATTCGTAGTCGGCAGCCTGCCGCCTCGGGTTACCGGCGGAGTGCTGGTGCTGCACGGTCCATCGGGCTTGCTCGTGGTGCTGCGCACTGGTGCATCTGTTCGGGTACTGGTGCCCGCGGCTGCCGTTCAGGTGAGCGGATTTTCTTCTAATGTGGATATCCAGCGTGTTACTGCGGAGGTCAAATAATGGACATGTATTCAATCTGGTTCCCTCAGGGAAATGACGTGGTGGTGCAGGTGCACTTCGGCCCTGAGATAACTGACGATACCGGGCTCGGCGCGGAGTTCATCTACAAGGACAGCCGCTACACGCTGGACACTGATCCGTCTACGCTCACCTACGAATCAGATGTTTACCCGGACGACGATAATCCGGGAGCATTCATGTCGCAGTTCTCTATTCCAGGAAGTGACAACGATGTGGCTGGCGCGTTCTGGTATCGCGTGGATGTAGTCAATTCCGCCCTTAATCAGCGCCGAACTGTCGATGGTGCCTGCGGCACGCTGCTCGTGGAGGCTGTATGACAGAAGCCGAACCGACAGTTCCGCGATGGATCATATGGCTGTGGAAGGCATGGGATTACACAATGGAGAAATCAGCACAGGGAGTAGCTGGCACCGAAAGGCTGAAGCGCTACTGGACAGAAGGTGCAGGCGCAGCCAAGGTGAGATGGGGAGTGCCAGGCGATTTCGATCGCGCTCGGCGCTTG